ATACGGCGGCGAGCTAATAATTGCATCGACATCGCCGGACTTGAGATTGCCGAGATTTCCAGAAGTTTGGCCATAACCATTCTGCATAGCATCCAAATTAGCGTCATCTGTACGACCTGCTTTTCTTGTTGGCTTACCACCATGTCCAAGTCCTTCTGCGTACGGCGGGCTTGAGATTATTATATCTGCTACCGCTTCCATCCCATTGGTGCATTGCTCTTTGGCGTTGGAATCCCCGCTTTCTTTGCCGCCCACCATTTCTTTTTGGTTATGCTCATGTGACAAGGATTGCATAAGATTTCCAGATTTTCCAGCCGATGGTCGTAATGGTCGTCGTTTTTGTGGTGAATCCCCAGATTTTCCGTTACCCCGCATCGACGGCATTTGTCCTTTTCTATCACCATTCGATATAACCGACTGCTTTTGCCGTGTATAAAGTTGTGATGATGTTTGCCCTTTCGCCTGCCCCTTGACAGCACTTTCAGACTTAATTTCTTCATTACTTGTTGTATCGCCTGTTGTGTCGTCTTGTAATATAGAGCTATTTGTTCTTGGCTCATGTCCATCTCGTAATACAGAAACTTGATTTCGGCTTTGCGTTTTGCCCATTTTTGCTTTGCCAATTTGCTTATCCGCATTATTCCTGCTAATTGTCTCTCTTTTACTGTTTTCATAAGTGTTCTCCTGTTTTTCACTTATGTTACAGCACTTATTTGTATTTGTCAAGTCTTTTTTAACAATGCAGTCGGCCTTTTCTACGATTTGGCATAATTGGCGGGAATCGCCCTGTAACATCGCGGGCATAGGATTATTAAACTTTGCCCAAGCGTTGCAATGAAGCTCAAAATTCTGCCGAGCCAATTCAACAAACTTAGACTCCAACTCTACCATCACACACTGATACCCCTCATAAGCCCCCAGGATGCCCGTAGAGCCGATACCGCCGAAGGGGTCAACTATAACGTCCCCTTCCTCGAGCCAGCCCTGTATCTTGATGTGGGCAAGGATACGCTTTAAGAGGCCATAGGCCATCTTCGCCGGGTGACTGAAGGCTTCCGGGACTATTATCCCTTGCCAGCCTTCATCGTAGCAATTATGCCATTGATTCATCGTATTTTTCCCGAAAACAATTTATCGTATTCTCTGAATTGCAAGACCAGCAGCGGGCGTGGCGCTTGTCGCTGACGTACCAACAACAGCAATCGTAACAATAGTGGTGGTAATATATCTTATTCTCCTGCATCCGTGCCTCTCAAGTCTTCGAGCTTTTGTTTAAGCACTTCATACAATGTTTCCATCTCTGCCGTGCTTATCTTGGCTGGCTTGCCATAACGGTATATTTCAAGATATGCTTCCTGGACAGGAAATTTCTCCGCAAACCATTTCCCACTTTCGGTTGGATTATCGTGCCACCATCTATGGCAGAACATACAGCCTAAGAAGATATTCAGTAAGTCCCAACGTCTTAAACTTGCACCACCACCTTTGGCTACAACATGGCAGGGATGGCTGTTAGAGCCTTTAATCATCCTATGGCATCGCTGGCATATATTATCGTCTCTTAGCCTTATGACTTTTAGGCATATCTTATCCAACTTATCGGTCAATTTCCTTCGTTTGCTCTTTGCCATTTGTCGCTTCCTTGCTTAAAATAAAGGCGGCGTCCTGCTCTACGGCAGGAAGAAACTTTCAAGCGGGGTGACTTTGCTGTTTCGCCGCCTTATCACAGCTTTCTTCTTTAGAAACTCCTAAGTTCCGGGTCTGGGGGGCCTATGTTCCAACCTCTTGTCATTGACTGCGAAATAATTTCTTCCATAAACAAGGACATATTTCTTCTGCCGACATTTTTTGTTGTTAGCCTGCCAATGGTTACACGAGTTATTTCGTCACCAAGTTTAAGCTCTACGACAATACCCTCTTTCTTTAGATATGCCAAGCCTTTGCACTTAGACTTAACCTCCGTATCCCACCAGTCCATTGTCTCGCCGTTCTCATCGTTCTTCACAAGGTCTCGCAGGCATACGCCTTTGTACCACCGTCTCTGTTGTTCTGTGATGTATTCAAGAGGCGTTAAAGTCTTTAATGCCCCGCCGAATTTCACATCATCCAGTATTTCCTCTATCGAAATCGTTTCCTTGCTGCGTGGCTTTCCAAAGACAGGCTTGCAATTAACTATGTCTATTACAGGATATGTTGGCATCTAATTGTCCTCAAAAAGGAATACCATCGCCTGTTGGTGTCGAAGGACAAATACATTGTTCCTTTAGGTTATGACACTCATCACAGAATTCGGCCTTGGTAGGTTCATTCTGTATTTCGGGGTCAGGTTCAGGAGCGTTGTCAGCAGCTATCGTATTCTTGGGCGCACGACAACGAATACCACCGGTAATTTTGCCCTGAAAAGAAACATTCGGGTCAATATATAATACAAGCCTGGTTCCAGACCAATCATCTACATTACCAGTCCCGGCAATCTGTTTGATAACTGCTAAAGTCTCGGTGCCCGGTGCCCAGGGTTTGAAAGCCTCTACGAAATGTATTACGTACTTTATTCTTTCGGCCTGATTATCCGGAGCCACGTTTTCTTCGGTAATTCTGTCGATTGTTACCAAAATAGCTCCGTGGGGGCTGTTTTCTATTTCGCTTTTCTGGATAAATTTTGAGCTCTTGTACTTGTCATAACTTCTCATTTTGGTTCCTTTCTGTTTTTTTTAGGTTTGTTATTGTTCTGTTTGCTTGTTTTAATAGTTCGTCTCGATAAGCCGTCATTGCTACAATAGCTTCGTGTTGTTTGTATTCGAGTTTATGCAAATCACACATACCTTTGCCGCCACATTCAGGGCAATCTGGGACGCCTTCGTTCATTTTAAGATTCCACCTTTCTCTGCTTTTGATACTTCCACTACCCCATAACCAAGCCTTTTTGCTTTTAGGCGGCGGGTAAGTCCTTCAAAAATTATACTATCATCGTTATTAAGAAGGAGTTGCTTCCATTCCTTTGTTGCAATTCTTTGCGTGAAAGATTCTTGTCTCCAATGATTTCCGTGCAAAATTGCCAGTTGCCTATATGGTAGCTTTGCCATATCATTCTCCTGTCATAATGAATTCGACTATTTCGTTAATTACTGCTTTTGCAGATTTGGGGATATGTTCTTTGCCGGAAGTCATATCAGGTTCTATTTGCTTTGAATGTATAAAAGCACAGACCAGCCCGTGCCTAATCTTGCCCTGGACTATGAGCTTTACCTCATCATCCATTTCGTCCTGCTTTGTCTCGTATTCGGCTATACTCATTGTGGGTATCGTGTATTGGTCAACTACGAGTTTCTTCCTGTCTTTGCCGAGATATTCAGCTTCTTGAACTTCGGCTATAATTATATTGATTTTCTGTCCGCGACCTCGAATAGGATTGTATGTCTTACCAACATTAACATCCGCCGGCATTTCGCCTGTTTCGTCCATTAAGATAACTTGAGACCACCATATATCCCCAGCTTGCCAAGTTTTCTTGTATGTTTTGATGCTTAACATACCAGGGTTGATCCTTTGGCCTATCGGCTGAATTAAGATTTGTTCAATTTTCATTTCAATCTCCAAACTCGGCAACCATCACGCCGCTTGACTATTCTATCCAAACCTGGTTTAGCTATCAAGCCATAGACAAGTTCTATCTTGTCCTTCATTTCAAGGTCGGAGAAACGCCTCCGGCAGATGTCGTAGGCTTTGTGATAAGGCATTGGAATTTCGCTTGCTATATTTTTAGTAGTAAAATCTTTGTTTTTGCCAGAAAACAACCACAATTCTATATGGTCATAAACCATCTTTTCCTGCCGATTCAATTCCCCACTCTTGACCATCTTCTCGGCAGCATCCTTTGAAGTTTGAGGGTCGCCGGTTCGGGCTAAAGCTCTGGCTTTGCTATCTTTAATTTGGTTCATTATGGTTTCTCCGTTTCTAAGCTATTTTTTTATTGTATTTATAATGACATTTACAGCATACTGGAATTACATCAAGCCGATGCTCTGGCGCATATCCCAAATGATGATGATATTGCTCAGCTTGTTTGCCACAAGGACAATGGAAAATATTAGGGCGAGATAATTTCCCCGCTATAATTGCGTTACTTACAGCATTTCTGGCTGTTTTATATTCGGGATGGCGTATCAAGTATCTTTTGTGCCTTGCTTTGTATTTTTTAGTTTGTCTATGTCGTTTATGGACAGCTTTACCTTTGGCTGAATTTTTATAGTCATTTTTTCGCTTACATTCTTTGCACCAATACTGATAACCGTGTTTATGGTGTTTGGAGAACTCAAATATAGATTTTATTTGCTTACACTTACTGCATTGTTTTTTTTGCATTTTTGTCCTCAAGGGCTTGCTTGGCATTAGCATACATACTCGCCATTCCCAAAATAGCACCAACAGCAATATCTATAAGCTCAGTAAAAAATTCTTCATTATCATTTGCTTTGAGAGCATCCAAAAGCTCTTTATGAAATTCTTCAGCTAAAATGCCGAAAGTCTCGTGATTGCTTATGTATGAACCTCGATGTTTTTGTCGCAATCTCATTTCGATTTTGTCTTTGACTAATTTTATGCTTTTTACAATTTCCTTATCTGTTATTATGCTCCTACAATATCCGACTGGATTCTGCTCTGGCAAGTTCTTCTTTACGCAAGTATGCCCCATAAAACCACCCTTGCCGCTATGGTCACACCATTGCTCTTTTGGTAATTTACGACAGGGACATTCCATATCATTCTCCTTTAAGGGCTCTTGGTGATAAAATGTTGACTTAGGAAATTCGCTCCAGTCCATATTATTCTCCTTTGGCGAATCTATCGCAAGTATGATTGTCCCAGGCCGTTACTGTCATTTTCCCAGGGATACCATCCACTTTACCTGGGTCGTATCTGGCAATGCCTGTGTCTTTGAGTCGCTGCTGGATTTCCATAACCGAAGGGATGCAGTTCGGGTCTTGAACGTAAACGATTTCTGGCCTTTCTAACAACTTGACTACGGAACCTAAAAGAAAGACCGTTACGAAAACCACAATTAAAGTCTTGCCTGCTCTTGATAAATTACTCATTGACCATATCCTTAATAGCTACCCAGTTTACAGTTAGCTCTGCCGCTAATTCTTTGCAGTGAGGGCATATCGTGTAGCCCATTTTTGTTAGTTTTAAGACTGTGCCACAATTCGGACAGTCAGCTTCGCAGATTACTTCTTTAGCCATCTTCTTTTTCCTCTATAAGTTCGCCTTCCTCTAAACTACCAAGGCAAATAGATTTTATTTTTTTGTTTGTAAAGATTCGATTATGTCTTCGCGGCAACCATAGCGTTCCATCTCCACCTCTCGCTATTTTTGCCTTATATATTCTTCCACAGATAGCACATTTAATCTGCATTAGCTTTCTGCGCCTCATCGTATTCTACGATTGTCGATACTTCACCGCCACAGCCAGGACATATACTTTCATCGCAATCAGAATTATGGCACTTCCACAATTCCCATTCTTGCATAGTCCTGCCACAGCTTAAACATATATATTCAGGGTCAGGCATTTTCTCTATCCTTTCTTTCAAGCCAGTTGTCCAGGTCACAAAACTATTATGCCCGAAATTCATAATGTCATTATCCATTAGTTACCTTAAAAAAGCGGCAGCGCCCCTCCTTGGGCTTTACGAAAATTTACTGTTTTTACATTCCCAGTTTTTAGCATCCTTTTTCTTTTGCTTTTAGCCGCCGCTCGGTGTTCTTAGTTACCCGTCTTTTCCACTTTTAATTCTAATGGAATTTTGACTTGTACCGGGTCGCAATAGGAATGCGAATGAGATACTTCTGCTATTCTTAACTGGTTTTCTAATTGTCCCAATTCAAAAGCATCAGCTTCGCCATTTCCTTCAACAAACAATACAGGATAACTCTTTATCATTTTGACATTTATTCGCATTTTCTCATTTCTCCTTACTTGTGATGTGCCGGTGTATCAGTCCATTGATGTATGTCCATACGAGCGCCTTCGATTGCGTTGCAGCCGGAAATGATTGCGATTATCAGAGCAAATATCAAGCCCTCTAATAACCGCTCCCAGAACTTCGCTGACTTGAGCTTGAATCTCAATATTCTTCTTTTGTGTGGGTCTTTTTCGGCTTCCATTTCAGTCCTAAGCTGTACCGAATGCTCTTTGAACTCTACTAATGCTGGTTTTTCTACTTGTTTTTTCATAATTTACCTCTCTTCTCCCGCTAATTCCTTACTACGGTTATGATTGCTTCCTCTTCTTCATTGCTATTATTTGGCCGAGCCTGTGCCAGAACTCTTCAGCTTGGTCAATAAGGAAACGCCGACCGCCAATAACTATTCTGTCACCACAAATTTCTATAACAAAGCCATCTATATTAGCTCTGCCATCTTCCAAGTCCTCACCCCAGTCCTTCATAATGTCGAAGATGTTGCCGAAAATGGTTGTAATTTTATTGCCTGGTGGTATTTCGCCATACTTATTAGATACAGTAAGGCCAGTTACGCTCGCAGGATTAGTTATCAGTCTCGGATAACTCGTTTCTCCATCCTCTTCTAACCCAAAGTCCCCGTGCCTACGTTTCGGCTTCTCGGCCTCGGCAAGTTTGGATATTATAACTTTAAGTCCTTCGGCTTCTACTATCAAGTTTCTACCCTTTTCTATATTTGCGTCTAATCTTTGGGTTAGTTCTTGGATTTCTTGCTTATTCATCTTCGTTTCCTTTCGTAAAAGTTACGATTGCTAATAAAAGCCCACCGAGAAATGTACTGAGTAAGAAGCGGTTCGAGATACGGTGGGCTTGGAATGCTTTATTCATTTCTCTTTCCCCTCTTTGGCTATCAAATCTTTTGCTCTATCTATATCAACCGATGTAACAAAACTCCCTGGGTGACAAAGTAGAGCAATAATTAGTTTCAATTCTTCCAGCAGTCCTTTACGACTTGCCTCGGATTCGTCGAGACGATCTCTTGCATCTTTAACTATGGCATTGTCTATTTTGGCTTGTTTTTCTAAGTTTAATCGCCAATCTGCAAAAGTCTTTATCTCTGCCTCGGATGTGTCGAGTTGCTTGCAGGCTTCCTTGAGCCAGGCCACAATAGTCATAATGCGGACATCTTGAGTCCCTAAGTCTTGCCCCCAGTTTTCTAAATTCAATCGGACTTTCTTCGTAAACTCCGTTGGCTGGGCTTTAGGTTGCTTCAAGATGGCGAGGGCTTTCTGAATATCACCCAAAGGCCGTAATCTATCATCAGTACAAAGTAATTTAGTTTCTGCCTTTTCCAACAACGCTATTGCCTCTTTCATAGGTCTATCTCCTTTAAGAGCCTCGGCCTGGCCTCCGTGCCAAGGCCGTAAGCTCAAAATCAATCATCATAAAAAATCCTACTCTTAGCATAATTTACCATTGTTACATCAAGTTTCTCAGCTTTAGAACCAAGTTCATCACGTTCATCTTTGGTTAAAGCTATAAAAACTCCACCACCACGAAGACTCTTAGTCTTTTTTTTGCTTTCGAGATATTCCTGCCTTGTCATTTTGTGCATCATTTTCTCCTTAAATACGCCATAGGGGTTAAAAAGGGACGGGCCAGGAGCTTCCCCTGACTTTATGTACCCACCCTTCCCGATGGTTGGTTACACCGGAGGGATTCAGTACGTGGCTTTCCGCCGCCGTCCCTTATGCTTCTTCGTTCTCGTTTGCTGTATTGAAAAACCAATTTGCAAAGTGATGGATTCCAGCCGAAATAGCCATAATAACGACTATACCAACAGCTACCCAAAACCATACACAAACAATATGAAAAGGGTCAGCCATATTCCAAGGCTCATCTTCTAAATGTGACCACCTGGAATTATCATCCCACAATGGCTTGAATATCTTGATAAGCCGAAACGCCAAAGGATTGGCGATGATGCATACACGAACCAAACCATAAAGACACCAAACAACAGTAATTCTGTGTAACAGTTTCTTGAACATTTCTTTCTCCTAAATTAAAGGTTAATAAAAAAACCGAGGACGGGGCTGCGAAACCATACTTCAGGATTGAAGGACAAACCGCCCTCGGCTTCATACTAATTTGGGATAAGTTTCTGTTTCGCATTTTTTACTGTCCTTATTAACTTGTTATCAAATAACAAACTACACTATTCTTCGGCAGTTGTCAAATAAATCTTTAGAAAAAAATAACTTTTTTACAACCCCTTGTCTTTTAGGGGGTTATGAGCGAAAGTTTTTTAGAAAAATAGTGGCCAGAGCCGGAGACCCTGACCACTTAAGGAGGAGGATTGCTGAACTAAAATTCCCACTTGTACTTTATGCCGAGTATCGCATCCTCTTTGTTAATGTTGTATTCGGCATATAGAAATTGCTCAAGGGAAATCCCGGTGATTGGTGAGAAATTTGTTGAATCCAAGTCTAAATTCCTCTCGATAGATGCACCGAAATAAGGTCTTCCATTGAGTTTATCAGGCCCGGCAGCAAACGGATTGGTTACTTCAATAATATTCGGCCCGTACCTTATTGCGTAAAATTCGAGACTCTGTGGGTCTCTTTCGCTATCTAACCAAAAACCGCCGACACCAACCTCTACCCTGTTCGCATCTATAATATTCCCGATCCGTACACCGATACCGCCGCCACCGTGAACTGATGCGGTGTATTGGTCACTACATCCTGCAACAAGCAGGGCTACCAACGCTACTGCCAATAATACATTTTTCATTTCTTACTCCTTTCTAACTATTTCATTTTATCGCCCCAACTACGTTTTTTCAAGGGCTTTTTCTTCTTCGGTGCTATTTTCTTTTTCGGTTTATGTTTTAATTTTTTCATTCCGGTTCCCACTGGCTGACGATGGATTCGATTCGCATAATACCTTTTTCAAGGTTCTCTAATTTAGTATTAACTACACCTTTTTGATATGCCTGTTGTTGCTTGATATTAGCTTGTTCCACTACAATTACCTGTTGTCTATCGTGCATACTCTTTACAGTTTCGCACAAAGTCTCTACGCTTTTCTCCGCCCGGCCGAGCTTTGTGCCAAAAGCTATCATTACAAATACAACACCTAAAACTACTACAAAGGTCTTTATTATCTCTGATGTTTCTTTTTTCATTTCAATTTTCTCTATTAGCTAATTCTTCCAATTCCCGCCCTAAATCCTTTTGTAAGTCTCTCGTTGAATGGCCATTTTCCCTTAACCACATAAGGAATATTGCCTTTTCTCTTTTGCCTGAAGTCTGCCAATAATAATTCAAGGGCGCTATTGTTTCGAGTATCCGCATCTTCATACCTTGTGTGGTCATATATCGTTTTTCTTTGGCCATTGTAATTACAGCATTTTTGAAATCACCTCTTTGCAAATATTCATCTATCTTTTCATCTACTTTGCTTTTTTTGTAACCTCGCTTACTCCGGAAGTCCCACATAAGACCAGTGAACTTACCACCGGGAGCGCCACGTCTTATCCAAGTGCCCGAAAATGGGATTAGCCATTCAAACTTTGTAGGTACATAACCAGGGCGAGCAGCAAAAACGGCTGACGGCGTAATGCCTTTGACGAAATATTCCATTCGTTGTTTTATACTTTCCCAAGTCGGAGCACCTTCTTTGGAAATCTGTTTTTTCTGCCAAACACTATAATTAGCTACCGTTTCAATAGTATTTTTCAATACTGGCTCAATCTTATTGTATAAAGTTTTTGCTGGCTCAGATGCCCAACCAATATAATCCCTGATGTATCTAAAAAATGGTGCTACCAGATAGACTCTTTGCCCCTTTTTGGTATCAAGACCAGTATCTATATCGTACCAATGTTTCTTTTCATTCTGGAACGTGGTATGTAATTCAACTTCCGAACCTTCAATAATTTTATCTCTTTTAAGTTTGTTAGTAATAAGAAGAAAAGCCAATTGCAACATATTGGAAAACAACATCAATCCGGCAAATCCTTTTAAGAGATGCTTTTGATATTCCTTGCCGATTCGAGTTTGCTCTTCTTTGGTAAGGGTCTTCATACCCATACCCTTGCGACCATAAGTTGCCGCCTTAACGACCATATCTATATTAGATAGCGTCCAGTTTCTTGCAAACAAAAGCACGGACGATACTTCCCGTCCGGTTTTGCTAAACCACGTATGGGGGATAGTGCCCAAAAGAGTATTGATGTAAGTTGTTGTAGTCCTATCAACTTTATCCTGTGACCAAGCTGGCTGCTCTTTTGCTATTTTCTTCGTCAGAGTTTCAAACAAACCTATTTGAGCATTTCTAACCGTTCCTTGCCACAAATGCTTATCAGACCATTCTTCAATTGCTCGTAATGGTTTAATAAATTCCCAAGCAGCAGTTTCCTTCATTGACTTACGTAAATCTCTTGCCAACCCAAAGCCAGATTGAATTTGTAATCCTGCGGCAACGGCACGTTCTACCAAAGCGTCTTGGGTCTTATAAAGTTTCTTGCCCCGTAGTTGTACTTTAACCAAAGAGTATGGATTGAAATTCACTTCATCGAAAACGTCTGACCATATATTCCAACTGTGAATAAGAGGATTATACATAATCAAACGCTTGACCCTGCCCCGTAACCACATATAACCCCTTACCCATTTTGCTCTTGGAGTCCACGGAGCGAAAACATTATTTAAGACTTTAGCCACTTGTGGGTCAGCCTTGGCACTCTGGCGTACAAGCATAGGCATTTCACCTGCCTCACCAACATACATAAACCTCTGAAGGCCGGGAACATTTACCCATTCATATTCGTTTTCGTAAATACGTAACTTATCTACATTTTTAGGTCTGCCCATTATCAAAGGCAAACCATCTTCTCGTTTCATTTTCTTCAATGTCTCAAGCAGATTCTTATTGGCAAGGGTCTTGAATAACTGATATTTATAAGTAGCATTTTTAACGATAGGGTCGGTTATAGGATGTAGTCCGGCCTTGCGAGCTTCGTCCATTGTCTTGAATACTCTTTGTTTGGCGTGTCTGAACTTTGTTCCTAACTTTCCACCAACAGGCCATAATGTGCGTTTAAGACGAGTCCAATTGTCCTTATATAAATGAGGAGTATAATTATCCACCCAAGTTTGAAGTATATCGTTGTCTTTAGCGATATTCTTGAGTTTTTCGTAATCTTCTTTTAATGTTCGACCAAGCCCTTTAACTTTATCTGGAAGTTTATCGAATACTTCTTGATATGTTACGGGGTTATCAAGCCAATTATCAACATCTGTAGCTTGTTTTGCAGTGGCTTTGATTTTTTTCAAAGATGCTTGCGACCAATCAGCATATAGACCGGCAAGATTTGTGTTTGCTCTCCACTTTTCTATCGCTCCGGCCACATCTATAACTACATCTTCTTGTGGTTTAGATATACTTTTTGCTATATCCTTTAATTCATTCCCAATTTCTTTGAACTCATTAGCTGATGGTATCATCGCAAAACCAGGCTTGGCTCTTAGTTTTCGTTTTATATCTTTTTTGGATTCTTCAAATTCTGTAACGGGAGATATTGGTTGTTCAAAAGCGTTAGCACTTTCACTTGGCTTTGGCTTTACTGGCTCTGTCTCTTTAGCGGCTTTTATTGCCTTGCGATAGTCAGCATCTATTGACGCTCTATTTTTTATATAGCCTCTTTCCCATTGTGAAGCGCCCGGCAGAAATCTTTTTGCATGCATATCTCGATAATCAGCAAGTGAAAGTTCTTGAATCGGCTTTTTCCTGAGAGAATCTACATACTCTACCTGCTCTTCCCTCGTCATTTCTAAGAATTGTTTCTTAGCTGGCTCTGCCTTAGCTACGGGCTGGGCAACTGTTAGTTTGTCTTTGCTCGATTCAAATATAATATATTCGTTTCTGGTCGGAGTTATTTCGATGACTTTCCCGTCATATCCCAATTCTTTCAATGCCATATTCATTGCTTTTTCGCCACGCTCACCCAGTTGTTTTGCATATTTATCATATAAATCTCCAAGTTTATTCTGCTCTGCTTTAGTAGCTTTCTGATTATTCCACAAATTTAGATTTTCAGCTTCAACTTCAATGATTTTGCCTGTTTTTTTGTATTTACTTGCTTCCTTTGCAGAATCTGTGAAATAGATACCAATTCCTTGGGTTGATTTTTTTTCTTTCAATGATTGTAAATCTAAAGTTTTATCTGGGGTGCCGTGAAATAATCTCACTTTACCTTCTGCTACTGCTATCTCCCCCTCTGCCTTAGCAGGGGTAATCTTAGCCTTTGGCTTAGTTATTGGCGCCACGGGCTTGCTGGGGACTACAATGGCCTCTGTGGGAGTAGGTTTTGCCTTTTCAATTTGATATAATCTTTCTTGTTCGGTTTGAAATTCCTCAATTGATTTTTGCTTGGCCTTTTCTATTATTGATTTATCCATAGCAGGCAAACCAGTTGATACTCCACCACCCATAATACCAAGTCCTGCGCCAGCAACTACGTTTTCTCTCCAATTGTCCATTGCGTGTTGCAAACCTTCTTTAACAGCATCAGGTACGGATTTTAGGTCTTTAGCCTTATATCCAAAGTATTCGAGAAAATTCTCGCCTATTCCCTGCACAAATTCCTGAGCAGCTTCCATCGTTCCCAATTTGAACATTTTATTAAATGTGCTTTTGGCAGGTTTGAAAATCTCTTGAAAAGGCACTAACTCGGTAACATATTCCCAAGCACCTGTCATTGTCGCTATCGCTTGAGCTTTAGTTACGCCAGCACCGGCTTTTCTTTGCCTGCGATATGCTCCTGCACTTGATGTCGCTGATATAAACAATAAGCCTGCCTGTGGATTTTTCGTAAGCGTTGATAAACCAATAGCAGCAAGATAATTTGGGACAGCCCTGGATATTGTCGCAGCACCTTTAGTTACAGGCATTTCCCGCCATTTAGCGTTCATTATTTCGGGTTCAGGCGCTTCCCATCCTTTATTTGCTTGCTCTTCCCAGAAATCTGCCCACTTTTCGCCTTGCTTGGCATACTTTTCCATCTGCTTATCGAAAAATTCTGCTGGAGCTTTCGGGCCGAACTTTCTAACTATATATTCCGCTATTGCTCCTGCTCCGAATGGCAAATCGGTATGTCTTGTAAGAATATCCCCAATCGAAGCCTTCTCCGCCATTGCCCTCATCATTGTTCCAGCAGTACCAACCATTTGTTCAACGCCGCCTGCCAATCCTTTTGGTATCTGCCATGCGGCACGAAGAGGTTTTTCTCCTTTAGGTCGTAATATATCTCCCGTTAAACCTTGTGGGTCAACTATTTCTGGCATATCAACCGGTTCAGGTCTGCGACCTTTGCCAATCTCGTCCATTAAAGCTGTGCCCGTCATATTAGGGTCGAGCGGCTCCATAGCGTCCAACGAACCTTGCGGCATCAAATCACCAAAATCTATTGGCGGTGATGCTGGAATAGCTTTTGGAATTAGGTCATTGAAGTCTATCATTACCAACCCCCGGTTGCTCCATGACCTCTGAAACGACCGCCTTTGCCGCCACCAAATCTTCCCGCCTTCAATTTTTCGTACACATCCATTTCACCCTGCGTAGCCATAGCCATATACTTTTCTATATCACCTTTTCGGAAAGGATAAGTCTTCAAAAGCCTTGCCCGTACATCTTCCGGTGGAGCGCCATTTTTGATGGCTTGGGTAGCATTTTGAATATCCCGCATAAATCCCTGCTGTAAAGGAGAAGCTTGAGCTGGTCTTTGCATCATTTCACTAAAAACATCCATTTCACCTTCGCCTTTTGATATGGATAACTCTGGGGCCGGAGAAGAAGGTGCTGTAAGTCCGCCAAATAAACCTTTCTTTGATATTGGTTCTGAAGGCACACCCTCTTCCGGGGATTGAATGGTTTTAAGGAAATCCGAAAGCGGGTCGGGCCGTTCATAATATCCTGTACGAGCCTGCTCAAGTTCAGACTTAAAACTCTCAGGTGCAAATGGCTCACCTTCCGTTCTGTATTTGTTCATTGTCTGGGCAAGAAGCTTACGTCCAGCCGCGGTACTTATACCACCGGCATCCTGTATTTTCTGCCTCGCTTCGGCAAATTCCCGCCTTCGCTTTTTCTCATCCGTTCCGCCATAATAATAAGCATCGCTCAAACTACCAGCCGCCTTAAAAGGCATTTGTGCCATATTACCTAACATATCTAATGCACTTGGCATAATTATTCTCCTTATCCTGCCGATTGTGGTAAGCCTACATTAAATCCTCGACCTAAACTTGTACCCGTTGTAAAGTCAAGACCTAATAAGGCCATTAAAATTTGCATATCCTCTTCAGATGTGAGACGATTTTCTTCAGCAAATGTTTGAATTGCAGCATTTATCTCTGCCTGTTGTTGCTGCTGCTGGACAGTTGATAATCCTAAAACTTCGCCACGTCCGGTAAGTCTCGCTTGTGCCTCTTGAGTAGGTGTTTGTCCGTATTGCATACCAGGTTGGATTGCAGCCAAAGACCGCCCTGCTTTAGCCTCCTCAATCTGACGGTTAGCTTGCCCTACGTCCCATTCCAATTGTCCTCTTTGTGTACCAAGCCAATTAGAAAGGTCTGTGCCCGCCTTTGTTACCGCTCTCGGCCGTGCTGAACCCCAAAAGCCCGGGCCTGCAAATTCTTCTCGTATGCCTGGCTTAATAGATTCTTCCCAACGAGCAGCGGCAGGGTCTTCAATAGTTCTTTTATAAAATTGCTCAGTGGCTTCCGGCGTTATTGGGGCTGCTCCGGTTGTTCCTGATAATACACCCGAAAGCGCAGTACCCGTTTCTCCGAACATCGGCATATCTCGATATGGAGCAAATTGTTTAAGAAATCCCTGAACGTCTGTAGCTTGGGTCTGGGTAGGAGTAAGAGGAGCAACTCTCGTTCCTGCAAAAACATCTTCTCCCTGCCCCAGCGTTGGGCCATATTCTTCCAACGCTTGACCGAGCCATGCAGTTTGTTCGGGTGTTTTTCTTTGAGTTGTACTTTCTGATTTTGTGGCACCTATACTCATATTTTCACCTCAAAAACATTCTTCTCCCAACGACAGGGTTTGAATCCCCATCGTCTTTGGAAGGCATCTTGTTTCTCAAATACTCCCATTCTTATCTTTCTTCGCTTTTTTGACTTAGCCCATATTTTAAGGCCGTCAAATAACATCTTGGTATATTTGAATCCTTTTCTTACGTGGGCCTGCCATAGCCATACATCCCGCTTGCGGACATAAGCTATTGCCATTCCTTGAATAATATTCTTTTCAATAGCAACCAAACAAAATGTATCGTCAGGCTTTTCTCGTAATCTTTCGTGCAATTCCCAACCCATATCCAAAGGGGTTTGGTTGGCTGGCAAAAACCAAGGAATCAGTCTCATAGCAATACTTTCGTCTTTGCAATTCCAGATTATCATAAACTTACCTTGAATACATCGTTAGGTGTTAATGTTTTTTCCTGCGATATATCCTGTTCGGCCTTGTAGGTTTTGGCTTGACCTTTGATTCTTTTGATTATCGCCTTTTTTGTCTGTGATTCCGTCTGAAAATTACCAACAGTGCCAATAACAGGAATCCACTTGCTATTACAGTAAAAGCGTCCATTGTACTCCCACTTATTGCCTTTTCTTTTTAGTATATTAAGTGCCTCAATTTTCATGTTGCTTCGCCAAATCTATCTCTCATGTGTTTTATCTCTAAATGTACGAATGCCGCGTCAGCACCATCATAATCATCAGCAGCCTCAATCTTCCTGCTTAATTTTATGCCTATAACGTCGCCAGCAACCAAAGATGCACCGGATATTGTCCCTTCTGAGGTTTTCTGAAGATTCCAGGCACCGGCGTAAGTATCATCGTGCAACTCTACATTAGTCGAACCGGCACCAAGTAATTCCCCCGCGGCCGCGGCCGCTGTCGCCCTCGCCTCCCAGTCTATTTCCCACTGGACGTGCTTGCCGACCGCATTGGTAGTAGGCGTCCAGTAAATCCTGACTGTTATATCTGTTCCAGTCGCCCAATCTTCTGATAGGTGATAATTATAAAATGCTTCCTCCGTACCAACAGAGTCAAAAAGTAATACATCAAATGTTCCCTGATTGCTTATACCGGGCGGGCTGCCACCTGCTATTTTAGTAAACTGACCTGCATCAATTTCTCTGTGATAATATGCCCTTGCTGTACCGTGTAAAGTAACCTCGCCGTCAGTGTCTATCTTAGTATAATTAGCTACCCCGCCATCTCCGATATATGTCACGCCATCTTCGTCAACATAAATACCTATCAATAGCTGTCGTAAAGAATTAAAAAGCTCCCTGAGATGCGTTTGTATCCACACCGCCCAGCTTGGGGGCATATCATCAGGCGGCTTTTGTATTTCAGTTAGTTCCATTAACGATTGTCCTCGATTGTAGGCGGTATAATTTCAAAGTCGGATACTTGAAATGTTTCACTATCTGAAGAAGAAATATAAACATCAAAAATATTCATATATGGAGAACTTTTTCCCCAAGCAAGATAATTAAGAGCAAGTTCTGTGCTGATTATTTCCACCTTGACATATTGACCATTTTTTTCCATTACATCTATTTCAACCCAAGATGATGTATCGTGCCATGTAGATATTCCAGTTTTTACTGCTGTTCCCCAAATTCCTTTCTCATTTGAAACATAAATATTGACATCTATTGGGGCATAGGGAAGAATTGAACGACTTCTAATTTTCTTAACATCATATCTTTGGCCTAAATTAAGAATAAACCAATGTGTGTGTTCAAGTTCATCTCCCCAAAATTCTGTTCCACCAAGCGCTCCTTCAATTGTATGAATACCATCATCCCCACAATGGCTATCATAATGAGAACTTGATATTTCAATCCATTCAAAGGTTCTATGTCCCCTGATTGACCATTGAATTTTCTTAGAAGTTATATTTAAGGGAAATTCATAGTTCACCCATTCGTTTGTAAGTTCCTGACTTATATCCGTCCATCCTATCTCCTTTGTATCAAAGTTGCCGATTCTACTCCTAATATTAAAATTATCACCTTTTGCCGTCACTCTTATGCCAGGCCACCTTTTATAAGCGCCGGGCAATCCGCCATCTATTACCGGGGTCAAGTGCCTGCTGTCTATATTGTAGCCGTTATTAGTAGTATAAGTCTCATCGATCTTATAAATGTATCCAGCATCATCCCCAAAAATAAGTCTTTCCTGCTGTTGAATATTTTGTGATACTTGTTCATAAGTATCACCTACTACGCCACTGTCGCAAGCCGAAAAGAAACCTACCGTATCAAGACCGTCTATGGACAAGTCGGCAGGTACGTTAGTGCTCGTATCGGCTATCCCGTGTTCTTGGTTGGTCGTCTTGTCCTCTGTGGGTCGGACAGCAAAGCCGTTAGTCGAAACATCGAACACAGTATAAAAATGAGTACCATATCTCGTATTGGTAGCGTTTGAACCATCGTAACACGCCAAAATATCGTTTTCGGAAATATCCGCTGTAAACGCTTCTGCCGCCTTACTGTAATCAAGGCCACCGGCACCCCACGTACCCGCCGTATAATCTTTCGTCAATGTCCGGCTTATCTCCAAAAGGTTATCGGCATAACGTCTTGTAATATCACCAGCATCGGAAACGGCATAGGCGGAATTGGTATCCAGTGCTGTCTGGTAAGTTTCGCCAATAGTATAACTTTCCGCCCCTGCAAGACATATAGCGGATATACCGGTCGTACTACTCCAGGCGTTATAGTAATCCATTACCATCCACGCTTCGGTCTGCATATTCCTTCGATATGCTTTTGTAATATAAGTCGAGCCGGATGGCACTATGAATATATACAAGAACCTGCCCTTTGGCCCCATTCTTAGCCAACAGCGATTTTTGTACTTTGGATCTAAGTCTTCCTGAAGATATTTATGTATCTTATCGCCGATAGATTTTCTTACCGAACCACCATAGTAAGCGTGGACATTAAAATCTGTTCCTACGAAATAGTGAACATTGTTATAACTGAATAATAAATGATAACTCAAAAGTCCCAAATCCGGTATAACCGGAACAGGACTAAAAACAGTTGTTCCGCCGACCCAATTCAAAGACCATATTCCTCTTGTCTGATAAATTATATGGTCACTGCCCAGAGACGCACTCCAGACATTTGTACCTGCCGTATCTAATAAAAGAGAAAACCCTGAACCCGTTCCCGTCCAAGTCTCTATCTTGCCAATAGTAGGCCATTGTATCATTTGATTGTTTTCTACCCAGGTGGCCGTACTTGAACTATATAATCTCGGACTCAATAACAGTAATCTGTTTCTTTTAGATAAACTCACTTGCAAGGCTCTATGCTGCGTACCATCGTGATAACCGCCACCGCCAACCAAATCGCCAAAATCAGTTTCCCATTTACCCGCCCACCTTTGTATATTCGATAAGCCGCCGTCACATACAACTACATGATGATACGCTTTTGCCCTTGAAGTATCATCGTCAAGATATATAGCAGTATCATCGTGCCCTACAACAGCGTAGCTTATGGGAGTATCAATAGCAGAGGCCATTGTAACGCTATCTTGTGTCTTGTCGTCCCATTCGTTATTCACCCTGTCGTGGTCATATATCTTTTCCGTAGTCACTGCCGTTAAGTGACCAGTATCGTCAAGCTCTTTCCATTGAAAGGTAGAAAGAATTGTATCGCCACTATTAAGACCGGATGTTAAATCGATCTTGGCAAAACCATAAGGCTTTCGCAAAATTCCATATTCATAGACCAAATTCTGACTACCCTCAGCCGCTTCTCGTAAATCAAGGGCGTTAGGCGGTACTAAAGCATTCAATCCTAAATCTGGATTTTGTATAAGCGGAGACATTGTTATTTCTCTCTATCTAAAAATACCATTAAATTCCTTATGTATATTCAATTCTGATTCTGTAAGCATTACCTTGTAAATCAGCCCCAACATTACTAATTTTAATATTTGCAGCATCGTAATAAATTGTATAACCTGCGTCTGCGTCTGCTGCTATAAAATGTTCTGATACTCTATAACCAGTAAGGACATCATCATAAGCAATAACTGATACGCTTAGAATGTTTGCTACCACACATCCGTGTGCTACATCAGTTGCAGCATCGGCATCAAGATTTCCTGTTAAAAATTTTGTATATACTTTGGTCGGAGTACCATTTATACTTAAATAAACATTAGCAACTGAAAAATCACACTCACCATAAAAATTAGAAGTGCCGTCAATAGCCATATCGCCGGTAATAGAAACATCAGTGGCCACTTTAATAGAACCAGTCATTGATATATCGCCATTGATATAAACATCAGAAATCTCACAAGAGCTATCGACTTTTAATACTCCATCAATAGTCAAATCGCCATCCATTGCCACGTTACCGGATATATCCACAGAGGCATCGAACTCGTGCGCACCCGCCCAGGTAACATCTTGACCGCTCCATTGAAGGTCAGGGTGCATTTTAAGAACCGTCCAGTCGCCGGTCGTACTTGAACCGGCAGCTTTAGTAGAACACCACAAAACTCCGAAATTGCTTGTGTCCTTACTCAAAGACCAAAGAAGTCCGTGTCCTCGATATGTACCATCCCCAACTACAGGCGCAGTACAATCATCGGTTATCTCCATTCCGAGAACTGCACATCCCCCAGGAGTATGTATCCCTCCTACAGTAGCATCGGCAAAGGTCGAATGCTCCTGATTCATCCTTTTGCGAACACCTTTTGCTATGTGCTGGCTATATAAATAATCCTTGCCGTGAGGTTGATTTACGTCAACGGCCTCAACGTTTGTCCAACCTGTTCCTGTCCCGTCTGGATGTATTGACATTTAGACATCGCTTTCCTCCTTCTCATAAAATTCGTCTCACTGTTTTGAAGGCTTCAGCATATCTGACACCACATTGCGTACCACGATAGGCAGCTAAAACATCGACTCCAACTTGGGAACGTGGATGAGGATATTCTCGCATCTCGTCCTTATAATGTGCCATAAGCGTCTTTTCTTTTATCGAAATATAGTCTGTTATATCATAAAATACGTTCGGCGAAAAACTTGTTGGAAAAGCCCATTCGGTAGAACTTGGTATCTCAAAAGAATATATCTCTTTTACGCAACAATCCGGTTCTGGTCTTGCTGCTGTTATTACCGCTTGATAAGTTATTCGATGGTCTATGTTTAGGTCTTTTTCGTAATGGGTAAAGATAATTTCGGGCTTACAACTTTCAATATGCTTTTCAACAATTTCTACCCAATACAATAGTAGATTCGTGTCAAATTGATTATCAAATTCGCTACCTCTACCAGCACCAAGCCAAGTTACTTTAACTTCGTGGCCTTCTCTTTTCAATCGTTCAGTTGTCCCGCCACATCCAAGAACTTCATCGTCTGGATGGGCTGCTACAATGAGTACCTTCATTTTCGTATATCCTGCAAATATCTTGGTAATCTTCCCAAGTATTCAAACTCTTGATTCCTAACTTTTTCATAGGTACATATTTAGTATTCATTGTCCGTCTCATATACCTTGTTATATGTTCTCTGTCAGAAGGCGTTTTGGCTTCAAAAGAAGTCCATCTGAGAGCTTGAGATGAAAAAACTTCTACATCACTACCTTCGCCATTTAACTGACCATTGCTCTCATCAGTGTTATAGACTAAATCTACATTACTGTCAAGAAATTCATCTATACACTGGTCAACTATATCAGGGTCTATCAATGGGCAATCGGCAGTAATCCTGACAATAATATTGGCATCTGAAAAGTCCCGTATTACTTCACGATATTCCCGTAAAACATCTCGTTTGCCATAATATCTCCGGCTTATAATTCCGTAACTTTTAGCTATTTTACACAATTCTTTATCAGGCGTAGTTAAAATAATCTCATCCAGTAACGTACAATTCTTGAGCCTTTCTATAACCCTACCCAAACAGGTTATATTGCTATCGGGCGGTATCTTTAAGAGTACCTTGTTCGGCAATCTCGTACTACCTAATCTGGCTTGAATTATCGCTACAACTGTTTTCATTTTAAGTACAAATCGGTCTGCATTCTGCCCCACATAGCAGCTACTTTTTTCTTAGTATAATCTATTTCCTCTTGATATTCGTATCCGTATAAATACTGATGATGCAAAAGATATTCGTCCGGTGGAATCTGAATCTCTATACCCATTCCAGCCGCTACGCCAAGCCAAAATTCAGTACAGGGCGTTTCTATAAGTCTTTCTCTTGGCGAGCCATAAGGCAAGTTCACGCCGAACATACCAATTACCTCAAATTTTTCATAGATAGCAAGAGCTATTTGGTAAGCAAAGGTGCAAGTGAAATACGTAGGACTACCCATTCCTATCGTAACTTCAACCAGAGGATAAGACACCGACATTGGTATTTCGGGATATACTTTTATCATATATATCGGTTGCTTGCATTTTTTAAGCCATTCAACTTCTTTTTCGCTTGAAGCATATAGCTCGTGTATCTCAAACCATCTATCGGCACGTTTCTGGTCAACTTCGTTCAAGCCCCAACATTCCCATTCCTTATCGTCATAAGGAGCATTGTCCCTACCTGCACCACAACCGATTATAGCTACCTTTTTCCGTTTTGGCGTTACCTCTACAATACCTTTTTCGGCGTCTATGATTTTACTCTTCATATCATCATCCCCTTACCCATGATAAACTTAGAGCCGCAATGAGGACAGCACGTACCGAACTTCGGTTTTAAGTCGTTAGTGTGCTCCTTGCCGATATTGACTAAGAGTTTATCAATCCAATCCTTGCTGACTGCTTGGAATTGCTCTTTGCATATCCCACAAACCACGCTATTCAATATCTGGTGTGGATACTTGACAATGGTAAGCTGGTTATAATCTCGATGTGTCTTTGGCCAGCACATCTTGAAATGGCCTTGAACCTTATTTATTAAGACCGCAGCCCTCTCGTAAGCCTTGCCGTCCATCTTGCCATAACGGCCTTTTTCGAGAGCTTCGATAGTTTTGAGGTTGGCGTTTGATAAAGAATAAGCTTTCCGTATATTCTCAATTAAATAGTTTACCTCAAGTATTGGTGATATTTCCGACATTATCTTGTTATGGTCGCTCCACCAATTCTTAGATTCTTTTACATTTGCATCGCCGAATTGGAAGGCTGGCATACCGAGAAGATGCGCTCCAACCGCCATAGTCGAACCGGCGTGAATAAGAATATCCGAATTATACATCATTTTCAAAGACGTAGATTCAACATCAAGAGGTATCTTCAGCTTATCAAGGCGTTCCTTATAAGGTTCAGTAATAACGCCTGGGTGGGTAGTAACGAGAATATTGTACTTATCGCCCAATGCCTTGTGTAATTGTTCCACCATACCCAAATGCCTGTCCCTACCGGCGATGTCCTCTTTGAATTCGTCTATCTCGTCTATCCTCAAATCGGGCGAATGGTCGGCAAAACCCCAAGGTGATTGTACCAATATCGTTTTTTTGGACTTCTCAAACTTGTATTTTTGGTTGAACTTATCTCGATGCTTGAATATTTTCTTGAAGCGGGGATTAAGATATATGTCAGTCGCAAACGAACCAACCGCGTGAACCGGAAATCTACACCCCCTCTTGGCAAGTATCTGAACTTCATCATCGCCCCAGACTATTTCCAAGTCGGCTATGTACGGCATATTGCCCCATATCTCAGCCTTTTGCCTATCGTCCATTCTTTTGAAATCAGCCCAATCGCAACTTGGCTCGGTATGTCTCGTAACTACACCCACGCCCCATCTTTTCAACATCTCGGCAAAGTCCCTGCTATACATATTCCGTATAGGCGGAAGGAGTACGACATCAGGCTCAATCTCTAAAGTCTTGTCCCTGCCTTCACGTAAACAGGGCGCAACCCATACATCGTTACCTAATTTCCGCAACTCATCGGATAGAAGCTCGTCTATCAGAATGTCCCGCCTTGGGCTTGCGGTAAGAATAAGGATTTTCTTTTTCGGTACTACAGTTTTATTTGCTACCTTCTTTTTAGCCATTTTGCTCCTTCTCTAAAATTAGTCGGGTTTGGGTCATACCGCCAAACCCACGTTTGAACTTGCTTATGTTTACGAGTTTTTCGTCACTGGAAAATATTTGCTCGCCCATTTCAAACATATTACCCTTATTCCTTATGATTGCTTGCCAGATAAGAGCGTGGGTATTGAAACCTGTCGTAGATTTACCGCCTGCGTAATAAGCAGAATATTCGTTATTGTATATTAGTATCGCTGCATTCTCGCCATCTATCATACACACAGCTTCTCCGTCTGAAATCATCTCCTCTTGGATTTCCCAACTTTTCTCACACCTTTCCTTAGTTGTACGAACGTGATAATATCTATAATCATTTATATCTCCATATTCTATATTCATATATTTCTTAACTAAACTCTTGTAACTTTTACGTAACTCAATATGGAGAATAACCGGGTCTTTAGACGTATCTATAATCTGCGTATAATATGGCCTTGCCTTATGGCCGTGCCTTAAAAGAAACTGACTTATCACCGATAACTTGCCGTCTATTAGAAAGTCCATATAGTAGATATTACGGCATATATCGTAAAGACACTCTATATGTAGCTTTTGGAGCTTATCGTCGCCCACAGCGACTACAGGACGCCAGAAACCACTAATCCTGCCGTCTTTCAACCCCGCTATAACCGTTACTTCGTCAGACCTAAAAGATAAATCCTCGTAAGGGCCGGACATAGCCTGGGCATATTCAATATCAAGAGGACTATACAAAGCTGTTAGTTCTTCAAGCTTCATCCTTTGTCCCTCTCGTAATCAGTAGCTACTGCTCTTATAACATCTTCCGTTGAACAATCCCATTTATCAAAGTAAACCGGCTCGCCTACCTGTGGTCTCGGTTCGGGTTTCATATTAAGAATAATAGGTATCATTTCTTCTCGTATTATCTTGTCTGCTCTATCGTATATTTCATTCGCCGTTCCTTTACCGATATGCAAATATCTCTGCATATAGATAGGACCTGCATCAATTTCTTTAATGCAACGAATAGCACTTATCTTAGTATCTTTGTGGCCTCTAACTATGAGATTCTGCAACGGACTGCCCCCCCGTCCATAAGGCAAGTCCGTGCAGTGAAAAATGACTACTTCCCAATTCTCGTATATTTCGGCGGGGATATACCACGACCAAAAAGGTATGAAGATATAATCCAGAGCGTTAAGAAGAAACAACTTCTCCGGTGTGAAATCTTCACGCTTGGTTATATCGCCGTTACTGTTCCTGTTTGTTACTATTATTGAAGTCATCTTTGTCTATACTAAAATATAAGCTTGAATAATATTGACCTTGCCAATATTTACGATTAGGTAAATTTACCCAACCTGTTCCAACTTTTTCCCTTATGCCTTCATAAATATATTTACGTGTCACTTTCTTCCAAAATTCCCACCAAGGATTGCACATATATGCCTCTCCGAAAACCGTCTGGAGATTCAGATGATTGAAGGCTTGGTCAAGGAGTAAATCTACTGTTTCTTCGCCATAATGCTTATCCCGATATGCTGGATTTATTATCAAAGTTATCTCGCCTATTCGGTTCTCCCATTGGATATAGGTTATGCCACCCATGCCGATAAAACCAATAGGTCTAATAAGAAACTTGGCTTGTCTTTCAGCAATACTTTCTGGACTATCTATTCCTTTTTCTTCTTCAGCAACTATCGCCCAATACCTATGCGGGGAATTTCGGTCACAGCATCTTTGGTAGAAATCCACCTGCATTTCCTCTGTGAGCATAAATGGTGTACGCCATACTTCCATCTCGGCATTACGCCAAAGACGTACTTGTTCACATTGTCCTAAAGTAAGAGGTTCAAGTTTCAATTTTTCTCCTTCTCTTCCTCTTCAAAATATGGACAATCTAATCCACTTCTGGGGCCAGAATTTGCTTGATGGTCACAGGAAACATCAAATATCATTGGCATTGAAAAATTTGGAGTATCAACAAATCCGTATGATTTATCGGGACAATGACATTCTTGATATTCCCATGGAGCACTTTCATCAGGCTTATTCCATTTACAATTATATTTATCTATTTTCTTTTTAAGTAACTTCATTTTTTCTCCTTCTCACATACTAATCTGAAAGTTTCCTGCGCCACTTGGCCTTCCATAGCATCCATCGGATGTTCCCAGTATTTTCTGACCATACCTAAAGCGTGTCTCATTGCCATTACAGTTTGGTCTATTTCACCTAATCCGTGTGACCAGTTAATAAATTGGGCATAACCAAATAACACTCCTTTTTTAAGGCATTCCTGCCAGAATAATGACTTATGGGCTTCGGTTTCAAACTTAAAGAATGTCCGAGGTGGATACCCTATGATACTAACGCCATCAATTAGATTCATTGTGCCGACCATCATCTTAAAACTTTCTACGAACCTACCGCCCATCTCCCATATCTGCCTGATAACCCCTTGCTCCTCGACTATTTTAATAGTCGCAAGAGCAGCAGCAATCGAAAGTAATTCCCCGCCGAAAGTCGAAGACACAAAACAGTCACCTTGTAACTCTTTCATTAGCTCTTTCTTGCCACATACAACGGAAATTGGCAATCCATTAGCCATTGCCTTGCCCAGACAGGTTAAGTCCGGCGTTATATCGAAGTATTTTTGGGCAGTCCATTCGAGAGTACGAAAGCCGGTTATTATCTCATCGAATATCAATACTGCATTGTGACGATCACATAACTTCCTGACCTTGCGTAAATATTCCTGTTTCGGCTCTTCGAGAATGTATGGTTCCATAATGACCGCAGCTATGCCGACAGTTTCTTTATTTTGATAATCGAAAGCCTCTATGATAGCATCAATATCATTGTACTTGCATTGGACTACTGGCTGTTGGGGAACTCCTTTGTTCTTGGTAGTCGTAAAACTATACCAATCGTGCCAACCGTGATAACCAATACAGATTATCCCTTCCTTGCCGGTATAGGCACGGGCAATCTTGACCGCAGCCGAAGTAGCCTCACTGCCCGTCTTTAAGAATCTGACTCGTTCGGCGGATGGGACAATATCAACTATCTTTTCTGCTAATTCTGTTTCAAGATAATTTGAAAGTGAGAATAAAACACCCTTATTCAGCTGGTCGATAATCGCCCTGTTTACTATCGGATTATTGTAACCCAAAAGGATGGCGCCGAGTCCGCAGGGATAGTCGATATATTTCTTATCGTCTTCGCCCCAGACGTAGGCGCCATCGCCTTTAGTAATGTACTTTGGGTATATTCCGTCAACGTGCTTCGATGGCATCTTAGAAAGAGTCTGAACGCCATCGGGGATTACTTCAAGTGTTTTTAGCCAGTTAGACATTTTGCTCCTTTGGATATCATTTGTGTATTTTACTCCCTAACCATTCAATACCATACATCACGCCTAAACAAATACATACCGTCAATACAGAGCCGAACAATCCAAATAATATTGCAAACAACCATATCTTCATATTCCTATCTTCCTTCTCAATTCTTCTGGTGTTAGCCACCAATCGTTACCGTCACTGGTATAACCTTCTTTCAAGCATTCGTGAAGTTTTTCCCCTGGCCTTATACCTGTAACTTTCAATTCACAATTTGGGTCTATGGCCTTTGCTATATCAACCATTTTCATTGACGGCAACTTTGGAATTGTCAATTCTCCATTGCTCAAAGAAGTTAAAACTAAACTTGCGGCATCTTCTAAAGTTATCCAAAACCTCGTCATATTCTTATCGGTTATCGGAAACTCTTTTGCCCCCTGTTCTTTCAACTTTAGAAAATGCTCAATTACCGAACCTCTGGAATTTAAGACATTGCCATATCTGACTACCGAGAACTTCGTCTTATTAAACGAATTGGCGGCAAGGAATACTTTCTCAGCGCATAACTTCGTAGCTCCGTAAAGATTTATAGGATTAACAGCCTTGTCCGTTGATATTAGAACCGCCCTATCTACATCACAAGCGATACAAGCCTCTACTACGTTCACAGTACCATCAACATTGGTCTTTATGGCTTCGGTGGGGTTGTACTCAAGCGTGGGGATTTGCTTTAAGGCGGCTGTGTGAATTACTATATCAACGTCCCTGCATACTTCTTTAAGTCTGGTTACATTACGGACATCACCTAAAAAGAACCGCAGACAAGGATAATAGTCAAACTTCTCAGCCATCAATTTCTGCTTGTACTCGTCCCTCGAAAAGATAATGAGCTTTTCAGGTTTATAATCTGTGCATATCTTCCCTACTAATGCGTTACCAAGCGAACCTGTTCCGCCTGTGATTAGGATTTTCTTGTTATTTAGCATACTGCCCTTACCATTTCGCCTTCTATCTCTTGTCTATGATAAGACCGCTCGCCGCCCCATTCTATCTCACCTAAAGACTTTTCCGCTTCTCTTATCGCTTGCACCATAACGGCAAATCTATCGGGTAAAATAGCAAACGAACCATCCATACCCTTGCCGTCAATAGTGATATGCTTTTCGATTACCGTAGCACCCAAACTCACGGCTACCACCGGAGCTACAATGCCGGTTGTGTGGTCGGATAGACCTGCAGGAACCTTAAAGCAATGCTCCAGTGCGGGAATGGATTTTAGGTTCATTGATTCGATAGGGGCGGGATACTTTGAAGTGCATTTTAACAAAGTCAAGTTCCTTCTCAATATTTTAACTACGGCTTCTATTTCCTTATAGGTGGCCGAGCCGGTACTTACTATAACCGGCTTGTCCGTTCCGTCAATACTTTTTATGAGATTTAAGTAATTTATTTCAAATGAGGCCACTTTATAGGTCGTAATACCCATTTTTTCGGCAATAGGGACGGTTCTGGGGTGAAAAACCGTAACTATAAATTCCATTCCCCTCGTCTCGGTATGCTCTTTTAAGTGCGGTACCCAATCGTAAGGCATACAAGTTTTCTCATATAGTTCATATAAAGTCTGCCCCGACCATTGCTCTTCTTTTATAACGAATCTCTCATCCAAGCTATCCAAGGTCATATCTTTAGGAGTGAACATTTGGATTTTTAGAGCATCGGCACCGGCCTCGGCAGCAGCCCACACTATCTTTAGAGCCTTTTGAAAGGACTGTTGATGCTCGGCACCCATATCAGCTATTATCTTCAGAGACACAAATATCTCTCCAACAACCAGCCCATGTACGTTTGACTTTGAAATTATAACGCCTGCAATCGTAAGTTTTGCATTCTAAAGGCATATCTTCTCTCGGCAATCTGCATCCTTCCGGCGAATGAAATCCTCTGTTCTTATCCCATAAATGCTTATTCGTATCTGTTACGAAAGACTTTCTTGCTTTTTTGCAATTTTGGCAGCAAATTGGAATAAAACCGCCACCTGGCTTTACCGGACAATCGAAACCACAGACAAAATCACTCGATGGCGTTCCCATACATATTTCCGTCCCATTCGTGAAGAGTTTCGTTGTCAGTCTTGAAATCATCAAGCCAGTCATTAAAAGCCTTTTTCCATTTTAACGCTTCCAGAGTTCCCTTTGGGCTACCGATAGCGCCCCACACTTTCCAAGCAGCGTAAGCAATCAAACCCTCGTCCCCCCCACTTATATCGCTATATGTAGTATCAGCAACGGACAAATCGTGAGGCCAAAAGTCCCCTATAAATCTCAAATCGTCATTGCAATACGCAGTTAAACACAAAGGGAATATCTCAATATTGTTACCCCTGCGAGTCCAATGAGTAGGTCTGTCCTTCGCTACGTTAGTATGAGTTGGGTCTGGATATTCGGCATCGAAATCGTCAGTAAACATATATGTAAGTTTTCTCGATTCAAGGCCGTCTAAATAATAAACATCGAATATCCGGTTGACCCGCTCCAGCGTAGAAGCGTCGCCAACTGTAATATCGGCAACTGCATATCTCAAGGTTTGAGTAGTATCTATAGAACTTCTATTATCGAAAGATAGACATTCTAAATTAACACATTCACGGGCTATTTTCTCCTGTCCCTCGTTAATCCACCGGATACATCTGGTAACATCTGCCAAAGGTTCACCGGAAGCAGTCCTGCCTGTAACCGCTTGAACTTCGTCTATAAGTTCTGCGCCTGTAAGAGCCATATCATCTCCTTAAACGGTCAGATACAGACAGGGCGCCCTGCCTGCATCCAACCTGAGAAGGACAGATTACCAACCTTTTAATTCGTAGTAATAACGAACATCTTCCTGTATGTATTGACCGTGCCGCCAGAACGTAATCGCACCTGCCGTAATAGCGCAATCAGTAGTTGCTATTAGACTATGTTTTGTCGAATTAGTCTTAGCAACCGCCGTACCAGCGTAACAACTCGTTAATCTGGTGGGAACTTCTACCGACCGACTACCCGTACTAACATCAAAGTAACCGGATTCGCCACGACCACCACCAGGAAGAGTAAACGACCTTTGTGTATCTAAATCAAAACCTGCCATAATTAGTTTCCTTTCTTTCTAAACATCGGCAACAAGGGCAAGTCCAACTGCTTTTTGGAGACTTGCCGCTGCAACATAAGGAGCAAAACACGTAGTTGCTCCACCGCCATCAATAGCCATTTGCATACCTTGGGTAATATTGCCGTCAGTAAGCATTTCAGCAGCCATCCGCGTACAATCAGCAGTATTAGTAGCCGAGGTCGTGATACAGGGATTAACTCCCCCGCACCAGAACCAGCCGCATTCGTTCTGCCCCGTTGTGCCTTCCATACCTGATAAGTCATAGACAGGAAAAGCTATCGGTGCACCCTTGGTACCATCAGAATCAGTCAGGCAGTTCGTAACCATATACCAGTATTCTACCGTCGTACCTGGAAGATTTGCACAAACGTCAAGAACGTGGGCACAACAGTTATAACCGTCCGATATATCGCCAACGTCTTGAGCTGCACCACTTGCTTCAACAAATTGCAGGTAAATCATAGTGAAGTAACCTGGGCCGTATGTTGAATCATTATACGTCTGAATCTTGGTACCTAACGGCCAGACCGGCGTTGACGAACACTGCGTACTTGCATCAAATCCCTCGGTAGGGCAACTCAAATTAGGGTCTGGAGTGCCTGGCCAAAGGTCGAACAAGATAACATCCCGCATGTTTAATACACCCGCCATAATTTACTCCTTTCTTTAACCGTCAGCAACAAGGGCATACCCAACTATTGCAGCTACGTTATTGGTTGAATTGTCATAACCCGCAAGTGCGGCACATTCTGTTCCGTCACCTAATACACCAAAATACACGCCTTGCTGAACAGAACCGTCAGTTCTAATTTCACCGGCAAGACGAGTACAATCCTTGAATCCAGTTGTAGTAATACAAGGATTAACTCCCCCGCACCAGAACCAGCCGCATTCGTTAGTTTCCGTATCGGGGGCAAGACCTGACAAATCATAGGCGGCAAAAGCTATTGCCCCGCCCTGAGTAGCATCACTATTAGACACATCATTCGTGACCATGTACCAGTAATCTACTACCGAGCCTGGCGTATTACCGCAAGCGTCCTGAACGTGGAAACAGGCGTTGTACCCTGTCGATGGGTCGCCAATATCGACGGCATTGTCAGAAGTCTCGACATATAGCAGGTAAATCATCGTGTAATAGCCTGGGCCATAAGTCGAGTCATTGTATGCCTGAATCTTAGTGCCCAACGGCCAGACCGGAGTTGACGAGCATTGAGCGCTATCATCAAAACCAACAGTAGGACAACTCAAATTAGGGTCTGGTGTACCTGGCCAAAGGTCGTAAATAATTACGTCCCGTAAAAATATATCAGCCATTTTTAATCTCCTTAAAAAAGAGAATTATTGTTAAGACACAATCTTATGTGTCATTACGCGTCATCAGCATAAGCTTTCCCGATTATCAGTTCGGAAACAGCAACATCAGTACCGGATAAAGTTGCGTGGCTTGCACCTACGGTTATCCACATAGCCTCACCCGCTGCAACAGAGGTGTCCGTAACAAAAGTGGATTGGTCTAAAGCGGTTACGTCTGTCTGTGGACAAACACCAGCACACCAATACCAACCAAAGGCATTCGGCGTTATATCGGCACACGCAATGGCACACGACGCATTCTGTTGTTTACCATTACTTGCGGTTACTTCCCTTGTAACAGCAAATGGCCTTACACCAGCACTGCCACAATATTGAACCATTATGTCCCCTGCGGAAACATCCTGTGCAGTCGTAGAACAAACATACTTTGCATATATGCAAGCATAACTCCCTATGTTTGCAGTGCGAGCGCCTGCAACCGTAGTGCTGACTTCCTGGTAAGACATTATCTTCGTACCAGGCACATAAACCGCAGTAGTAGTATTGTTGCTATGCGTACTGTCAAAACCGTTTACCGGCTTGCTCATATTCGGGTTTATTAACCCTGGCATTGTGTCGAACAAGAAAAATTCTTCTGCTCCTAAAGCTGCCATATTTGTACTCCTTAAAATAGAGTTAATTTACATTCTACTCAGCATTCTGAGTATTACGCATCGGTGGCCATTGCCCACGCTTGCGGGAAATTCTCCGGCAAAGTGCCGTCCCAATTCGAAAATCTCAGACAGTTTGAGCCGTTGTCCTGAATAACCATATAGTTGTTAATGACAACAGAACCGTCAGTGGGATAGTTTCCACCAGTTTTGGTGTAATCCGTTGTACCAGCCGCATTCAAGGTATTACACGGACATACCCCACCGCACCAATACCAACCATATTCCGGACTTCTGCCACCTGCCGTACTATCTGTGCCGCCACAAAAAGTACGCATCGCCATAGCGACTGGTGTAGCTAACGTACCGCAAGTATTCGTGGTATCCGAAGAAACATTCCACCATGCAAGTAAGGTCTCAGGGTCGTGCTCTGTCATATCCTGAAGGTGACAGACCAAACCATGACCACTACTGGGATCGGGGTCGGCGTCGTAAGCTAAATCCGAGCCTTCAACAAATCTCAGATAGATACAAGTGTACCATCCTGAATTTGTCGTAGCATCGTTATACGCTGCTATCTTTTGGCCAGGTCGAAACAGTGGCTCGGTAACACAGTTGCCGCTACCTTCTTTCGTAGAGTCAAACCCGTTGGTGGGAGTGCTCATGTGGTAGTCAACCGGGCCGGGCCACGAATCAATCATTATTACATTTTTACCATCTATTCCAGCCATTTTTATACTCCTTAAAAAAGCTTAATTTACATCTTGTGCAACGTTAAATATTTCGCTGCATTCTTAAGGACTTTAATGTTGTCTTTGAAAAAACCTAAAGCACTATTGCAATCGTTACATAACAAACTCCGTATTTGTCCCGTTTTATGGTCGTGGTCAACAGATAAGTGCCTTAATTTGCCCTTATATGTTGCTATTTCCGGTTGACCACAAATCGCACAAACACCCTTTTGTTCAAGAAGCATTTGTTTGAAATCTTCCAAAGAAATACCAAAATCTCGCTTAAGAGTTTCGTTTTTTAGATAATCTGGCTGTTTTCTACGTTCTCTTCTACGTTCATTTGCACATTGTTTACAAACATAATGCAAACCATCTTTGGTTTCTTTGCGCTTAGAAAAATCACTAAACAGCTTTCTTGTACAACAACTTGAACATACTTTAGTCTGTAATTGTAATTCTTGCATTTTACATAAGTCCTTTATGATACATTGCTTAACCACATGCTGCTATTCGGTTTCCAACAGAAGAAGTTTCCAACCATCATAACTCTGGCAAGCCAGTAGTCGTAACCGTTGGAATTTTCACCCTGCCATTTGAAACCGGTGAACTTGAAATCTCTCTTGTTCCACATTCTCCATTCCCAGTGGCGAAGATTGAGAATAAAAACCCACGCCTTCATTTCGCTGGTAGTCTGGAGATAAGGAACGCTGACGATTTCGTGACTATCGAAAATCATACTGCGAATACCCTGAGATTGCTTGAGGCCAGGCTTGTAAATCAGCTTAGACTCCATCTCGGCAGCTAACTTGTTCCACAAAGTCGGACACATCAAAATCATTAGGTCGTCTGCACCGTCCATATAATGAGCAATATCACTTTCGTTTACCCATTTACGGATATTGGAGCAAGTCATATTGACCGCCGTCCCTTGGGTTCCCGCCGTTATACCCGACCACAAACCTGAAGGGTCGGCACCCTGCCAGTAGTCGGCTATATTACTCGCCGCCGTCCTGGTAATCGTACCATAGGTAACGTCAACATCCAGAGCGGACACCAAAGACTGAAAGGATGTAGCGCCGTCAGCTACTCCGGTCGCACTGCCGATATTGAACATCTTGGCTTCCATCCATTTTCTTAAATCTCTGTGGGATTTTGTTACCATATGTTCCGGCAAGTCAAGCAACTGCTCTTCATTGCCCGCGTTGGCGTTCTGAACTTCTTCATCAACATCGTACCGAAGCGGTAGCGTAGCGTATTTCCACGTAAACCTTGGTTTCTCCAAAGTCGTTTTCTTGGCATCAACCAACGCTGTATTGACGGTGTATTCCTGAACGAGAGATTCAATGGTATCAGTATCGATAAGTTTCTCGATATACTTACCACCCTTGAAGGTTGACTTTACGCCGCCATTTCGCTCCAACGCCTCAAGAAAAGGAACTCGCATTCTAACTTGGTCAACGAGAGTCCTATCGAAAAGTTCCCTCGTTGCTTTAGTAACATCTGCTGTACTCATAATTTAATTCCTTACAAATAGTTTACGTCTCAGTTTTCCAAGACGTATCTTTCTTCATATCGGCGAGTACCTCTTTCATTGAACCAGACTTTCGTTTAGTCTTGGTATGAGAGAACCCACCTGAACCACTATCTGTCGGAGCGGATTTTTTTTCTTTATCAGCCTTTTCTTTTTCTTTGGCCTCAGCTTCGTCTTTAATCTGCTTGTAGCATTTGCGCATCAGCTTGTAGCCTGCGAACTGCGTCTTAGGTTGTTTCTCTTCGCCACTATCCACAAGACTATCAGCAAGTTTATAAGCGTCATTGCGATACTTGGAACCGAACTCCTTATCACAGTCGGAAAGAATCTCTTGTTTCATTCTTTCCACAGCCAAAGCATTCTGGCGTTCCTGCTCTTTGACTTCGATTTTAGCACTTCTCTCGGAAGCCTTTTTTATCTGAACTTCCTGCTTTTTAATCTTGTCTTCCAGTCTGGTGATATTGCTGACAACGCCTTTGTCAACCAAGTCAGTGTCCATAGCGGCAAGCTGGTCTTTCTTGTCCTGAACAACCTCTTTATTGGCGTCCACTGCTTTTTGCATCTCGGCGATTCTGGCGTTTGCTTCTTCAAGTGCTTCTGCATTCTCTTGCGCCTCTAACCTCGCCTTGTTTGCAACAGATTTAGCCTGGTCAAGCTCTTGCTTATGCTCGTCCCACTTCTTGGTCTCTTCGGCCTTTGCCGCTTCGTCAGCGGCCTTCTTTTCTTCAGCTAATTCTTCTGGTGTTTTATCCATTTCCGACATCTCCTTTGAAAATCATTTTGAGCACATAGTCTCTTTCTTTCAAATTCTGTTAACTGTTGTGAATTTCCTATTGGCTCTTGTCCTTTCGGCCCCCACAACAGACAATAATCTTAGTCATTTTTTCATTCCTGCCGCCCAACCATGTTTTCTTTTTTTCTTACCTTTTTTCTTTTTCCACGGACACGGCATTATTTATCCTTTTTCTGCTTAGTTTCTTTTTCTTTTTCAGCTTTCACTTCTAAGCTAAATATCGTTTCGTCTATATCAAGCTTGCCCTGCTGACGATCGATATTTAGTTGCTTCTTATCGAAGTCGCCTTTTTCGGTATTCCTCGCCTCTATACCCTCTATGGATTGCTGGTCTTGGGCAAACTGTTGTCTTGCGGCTTGAACTATCATTTTAATTGCCTGTTCGGGCAAAATCTTCTGTTCTTTCACAGCTTGGTATAATTGGTTGAACTTAAAGAATAACTGCCACGCCTGATGTTTTTGTAAAATCTTCTGCCAGTTGGAAATCTCATACAACCTCAACATTTCAGGAATCATTACATTGACCATCGGCTGGGCCAGCATTGCATAAGCCTTTTCATATTTGGCCTCTTTTTTCTCTGGGTCGAAAGGAAGATTTACGCCAGGCTCTACATCTATGTCCATTCGGACATCTTTCATCCCTTGGTCAATCTGTTGAGAACCTATTACTTTATCTTCGCCAACTATTCTAATAAGCCTTTCTAAGTCATACTTGTCTTGGCATATTTCAGCTACAAGAGTAGCTATTTGGCGCACCCATTCGTCCTCAAAAACGCTTTGTAAGTAAATCCTGTCATTCGAGGAAAGGGCGAGATACTGCGATTCGGTGGCCGACATCTCGCCTGGCGGCTTCTTGCCTTGAGAAATATCCTGCAAGCCCGTAAGGTTTTTGTACTCTTGCGAGAATAATTGATATAGTTGAAGAGCACCACCGCCTATCGGGACTGGCGGCACGATTGAAAATGCCTTGCGGCCTATCGCGCCTTTGACGAGACGTATAATAGAACCGGCGCCGGAAAATACCTTGAATGCCTTTCTCGTCTTGGGGTTTATGGCCATTGCGCCATTCTCAAGAAGTACCCTTGGGTCGCCGAACTTCTTCATATTATTGACGAGATGGCTCACGGTGACATTTATCATATCCTGATTGGATTTATAAAGTTGAACCGCATCCACGCCCTGCCACATAAACGGAAGTAAATAATGAGGAGTCACGATAAACGGCCATCTCGAATATGGATACACTTGGTCGTCTGGATTTAGAATCGTATCTTCATTTCTTATAATACGCTGACCGTGAGGATATTTGGGCTGTTTCCATTCCTTAACTGTCCTTCTCGGCCAACTCTCGGCAGCTATTGGTTGATTTGTCTTAGCGTCGAGAAATTGACCGTTATCAGGAATTATCAAACCCTGTTGTATGAGTTCTTGTGGAGGTATATCTTCTTCGAGCTTTTCATTCTTAGTTTCGTAGTTCTTTCGATACTGTTCACTTATCTTGACGAATTCTCTTTCCTCTTCACGCGCCGACTGTTGGCCGCTCATTTTGTCCGATTGAAGTATGAGCTCAAGTAACGCCGATGGGTCATTAGTACCCATTCCTTTATCAATACCACCCCTGCCGGAAGCGGGATATGTTCCTGCGCTTGATACCTGTCCCCGAATTACCTTGCCGCCTTTATGGACAGCCGCCTTATGACTCGTAGCGTTTGCCGTCAATTCTGTTTTGTAATCAGGCCATTGATTTATAGCCCATTCCAATTCTACATACCTGACCGTACCACAATTGCCTTCATCTATATATTCCCTGTCGGAAGCCCAAAACTCGGCTGGATGCCACAAGCGATGTTTTACATCACCTATCCATTCCTTCTTGGTATCGTCCCAGGCTCCGTCTGGCTTGTCCTCCCAATAAATCTTGGATATTCTATACCCGAAAATCTTCCCGCATAGACAGGCTTTTATCTGCTCTAACCGCATCCCACCCTTTCTAAGTCCTTTTTCCCAAATCCACTGTAAAGCAGACTGCCAGGTTTCGGCAGCATCAGTATCGCTATCTTCCCAGGGATGAGCTAAAATCCTCGGATAGTTCTTGGCCAGCTTGCAGATTTCCTGTATGGCAGACGGCCATATATAGTTTACTATTATCCAGTCCCAGTCTTTATGGCTTTTCTTGCCGTGAAGCTGGTCGCTAAAGAAGTACCGCAGAGACTCCTGCCACATCGAAGCCCAAGAGCCGGTGATTTTCATTCCGTACTCTTCTTCAGTTCTCAACTGGGCAAGAAAGTCATCTTCGCCTTTGCCCGGACTTGCTTTTTTGTCGCCTAAAACGTCAGACATTAGTAAACCCTTATATACGACTCCCATTTACCTGTAATATCATACCATCTACAGGAAAGATACTTGAGACCAGCTATGTCAAAATGGAGTTTGCATATCCTGTTGTTGGCACTGTCTTTTACCGAAAGAGTCTTGACGTGATACTGAGTATCAATTACCATCGTATCAACATATAGTGCTGTAGTAGAATCGTTGATAAAATTAAGACCAGTGGTACAAGAAATATCCGCTATGTATTCGGCTGGCCCCATTTCGCCCCACCCCCAGAGTTCAAAAGCACCATTCTTATCTTCTGTAGCAGTGGAAACACAAGCGGCAATAATAACACAACCGTTAGCTTCCTCGCCTACCTGTATAGTGCCTTGGGTATCATCTCGGATATTCGGTGATTCGCCCGCTGGTCTATTGGCAGGTAAATCGTGCCAATGTGAAGTAAGTCCTGGCGATGTGCCGTCAAAACCGGAAATGTCCTGAGAAGCTTCAGCCAATAATACATAACTACCTTGATATGTGTGTAACATTATTTAACTCCTTAAAATGGAAATACTCTTACTCTTAAAGTTCCTGACGCCAAGTCTTTAGTGACATCTCCCGTATAAGATATTGTTACCGTTACCGTATTTGCAGCAGTAACATTAGCATCTAAAATGACATCGCTTACATCAAGACTAAAACTTGCTTGTGCAAAATCTCCTAACTTTGCACCTGCTACGGTTATGGTTTGGTCGGTTACATCGCAGGGACTTGCAGTTAAGGAAGCTGGATTCCAAGTCGCTGAAGCTTCTAAGTAACCTGCATCATATCTATCTCTCGTCATTTTCTTCTACCTCATTATCGCCTGTATGAGATTGTTCTACCGGTTCAGCATCCTTACCGAAAACCGGCAATTCCTCTTTCGTGCGCTCGACAATTTTTGTACCTAAACCAATACCGTAACGAACCAATATAGCACCAGCCAGCAAGCCTAAACTAAATATCAGGCAATTCTCCAACTTTATCTCTCTGTAATATAATTACGGTTACATTGTCAGGACTGCCGCAGACGGGACAAGGTGAAGATTCCGGCCTGATATTTTCGGTAACAACTTTGGGCTTTCGTCTCAGTAACTTACCTATCAAGCCAACCACACCCGTACTTGTCGATGCTTGAACATTCTCTGCGTCCACCTTAAAACCGTGACCGCAGGAATGACACCATTCGACCCACTTCAATTCATATTTATCCATATCTGCCACCGCCTATTTTTGTCTGATAATTACCTGCTTGCCCTTGCGTTACATTACCTGAAACATCAAGAGCCCATACCTGAGCGGCGGTTGCTCCCGTACCACTTAGGTTATAAGCATTTTGGAATATTCTCACTAAATCATTCGCCGCTACAACAAACGTATATGCAGCATTGACCGTTATGGTCTTCGATGCACCGACGTAACTGTTTATTTTCCTGCATTCCCAATCTTTGCCGGAAACATCATAGACGGCACAAACCATATTGGTATAAGCGTTTGTTCCAGAACCGGCGTTCAAGGTAAAGATTGTTTCTGAAGTACGAACGGCAAGAGTAGTATTGAGTGCCATATTGATAGAGCCGCCCTTACCGGTATCAGCACCCGCTAAAGTTATTCCCTCGCCCGTACCGGCGCCGGTAAGTTTCATTCCACTGCCGTTAGTTGCACCTGTGGATTTTATACCATCACCATCGGTAGCAGAACATTCGAGGCCGCTTCCTGTCGCCCCAGCTATGCAGGCAAGACCATCACCTGTGCCCGAACCGGTTGCAAGTATTCCATCCCTGTCACCTACTCCCGTCCCTGAAATGCCAACACCATCAGTCGCAGCCTTAGCATGAATGCCATTGCCGGAAGTATCTCCGCCAACAGCTAAGATACCATGTTCGTCCGTGCCCTTAGCAAGAGCATAAATACCGTCACCTTCGAGCTGAGCTTCGGACTTAATGCCATCGCCGCTTGTGCCGCCACCTAACGAATGTACGCCATGACCGGTCGCTCCTCCCGTTGTAGTAATTCCACTACCCGTCCCGGCGCCCGTAGTCTCCAGCCCGTGACTATTAGTAGCGCCGCCGACTAATTTCATTCCATCCCCATTAGTACCGCCGCCTGTGCTAAGGATTCCATGACCGCCGGCTTCACCTAAGAACGATGCCCCGTCACCACCACCACCAGTAGAATGACATATCAGGGCGTCACCGCCATTGTTCTGAATATCCAACTGTTTCAAGGTAAGGGTGGCTGCATTGCCCGCCACAGAGTCACCTCCGATTTGGGTCATATTCACAGGTTGCGTAGCCAAGTAAGGGTCCCAGGCAACTACCTGTAATGTTGTACCGATTGATTCGGCCGTAGCAGCCGACTTGTACCTTCCTTCTAATGTCCCTAAAGTACCTAACTCTAACGCAGTAGGTTCTACGTAATAACGACCGTTGCCTATGGCCACTAATACGTTAGTGCTATTACCCCAAGCACCGCCGTTTACTGAAAACTGGGGCTGACCACCGGCTTCTCCGACTTCGGCGGCAAGGCCATCTGCGGCATCTACACAATGAAAGTACATTCTCCTTAATGCCGCCGTTGCTTCAGATTGTTGGGCAAGTATAGCCATTAAGCAATTCTCCTACTTGCAATTTCTCTATAATAATATGGAAATGTGGTGGGAGGTACTCCCGCAATCTCTTCTGTAATTATCCTCCTCCTTCTCGTCCTTACCATACAAAAAGGCTCTTGGAGTAAGGCGGCCTCAGAAGCAGATAAGACCCGGTTGTAGATAGATACAGAATCGATTAAACCATCCCAATCATAACTTGCATTAAGGTATCTACCGATAAAATGTCTTGAGATGCCATAATCCACCTTTGTCGCCCCTGCTGTAGTCGCCTGTAAAACTCCGTTAATGTATAATTTTACTGTCACCCCATCAAAAGTACCTATAGCATGATACCATATACCAGCAGCAATAGTTCCCGTGGCAATTTTGAAACCACCATCGTCAATATAAAAGTTAAGTGCTGTTCCATTTGAAGCTAAGATATACCCATCATCACCATCGCTATCTGTGCCATCAACGATACCCCTTATTCCAGTTAATAAATCAGCCTTAAAAATGGCAGAAACAGATATTGTCTGTGGTTTTAGGATACTTACATCAACACCTAAATCTATATATTGGTCACTGGCTGAGACGAAATCTATAGCATAGCCATGCTTACCCACTTTCCAAATTGGACTATTTACAAACGTCCCTATATTTCCATTCCCGCTCAAATCAAAGACTTTATTGCCTGAGCCTTCATTCATCAGCCAGAGACCGACAAGACCTTGACTTAAAGGATGGCCATAATCTATCAAATCACCGGATAATGGTTTTTGGTTATACACTTGTGTAATCCGTAATAAAGTTGTACTGACAACGAATTAAATAGTTCACGTCCGCATCGTCGTTGTGAAAACTTACCCTGGCCGCCCAAAATTCTTCGGGAACTCTAATGACCCACTGGGCGACACCGTGCCCCGCCGCCGCCGTCTGGCACATTATCTCCGTCTGGGTTATGGTAAAATCCTGAATGACCGACATACAAAAATATAACTGTTGGTCAGCGGAAATGTCGGCTATGGTATTGACCATCGAGTTCGCCGGAGTCGAAGCACAATAAATCAAGACCCTGTTCCCTATGAAAACGCCGGAAGTATCAGTCATTCCACAGGAAATCTCGCCGGAGGCCACACCTGAAGACAAGTCGCAAGACGTACTTGCTATCGTACCATAACTACGCCTTGCAAATTCGTGCCAGTCATCGTGGGTGGAGCCGGTCTTGCCGTAAAAGATACATTCACCCGCCGTTCCAATCGCAGTAGTATTACATTGCGCCATGTCCGCCTGAATCAAACATGATACCTCGGAACTTATATCTATCTGAGGAGTTACTAAAAACGGTGTACCGCTTGCGTTATCGTCTAAGACGACCCATGCCTGTAATTCAGTGGTCGTTTTATTTAGTTCTATTGTCGCTGCCATTAGATTTTCTCTTTACTTTTACTTTGCAGTTCACCGTCAACTTCGGTTATCATGTCTTGGAAGGCAGAAGTGACAGTATCAATGTTCTTCGTCTCGGTTTGGTAGTAATCTATTTTGCCCTGCGCCTGGGCCTTTATATTTCTCTTAATCCTTGCGGCCAAGGCTGCCGGCGTTTCGCCCTCAACGCAAACTTTTACGTTGTTTTCGGTAATCACTTCCTCTAACAAAGGTGTGTCCGTTACCGTATTGTCCTCGGACTCCCATATCTTCAAAGTGACGTTCACCTTGGCAACACTCGCCCTTGTCGAAACAATCGACATATCCGATAAATCTGTTTTAAGTGCCATTATTTCTCCTAACTTGTATGTGATTCATAAAAATCGTCTTCGCCTTCATCTTCTATTCCAGTGTCCACAACACCGGAAAAACATAATCTCGACTCCTTTGGTTTTTCCTCGAAGCCCGAAGTATGCGAATCCGGATACGGCTGGGGATTCAAGGGGCATCTAAGATGTACTTGTAACGCTATCATACCGGAAAAGAGCAAATCATCGTGCTTGCCCGCTTGGTGAATGGGCTTGCCGGACTTGTCCTTTATGAAAGTCCTCATTTCATCGACTACACTTTGAAAACCAACCAAAAGGGATTGGTTCCTCATCGCGGTTATGAAATCGTCAACAAGATACTTCCGGGTAATCATAGTCGTACGCCAGCCTAAATTCTCCGAATCCTTGGCTTCCAATTGCTCATCGTGGACTTGACGGTTATATATGTTCTGGTATCCTATCTCCTTGAACCTCTTTAAGAGTACCATTGAATTTGGAATCTCAGGTCCCAACCAAGGGTCGTTGTATCTTTCGGCCGCCAAAATACATTGGTCGGCAAGGTCATCTTGATTTCCCCTACCATGATATACGGCCACGAACTCACCTAAAGTCCTGTCCATAATTGTAACACCGTCACAATCCAACTTGCTCTTGGGGTCTTGAACGTCCGAAATCCGGCCTTCCATAGTATCTATGCCCATGCAATATTGATGGTCGACCCTCGGTAATGTCCGTATCTGCCAACAGTTGAATTTTCTATCTACGTCTTGAATACCCTTCTTAGTGAAAATGCAATACCTCGGCTCGCATGAATTTACCTTTTGGTACGAAATCATAAAATTAGTGAAAACCGGATTGCCCGTGGCTTGAAACGCCTCTATCCACGTTGACGGATATTCCTGCCGGAATAATGCTAAATCACCCTGGCACTTGTTCTTTATGGCCCATCGACGCCAATACATCTGCTCCGGCGATAAAGAAAACTCATTTTGGATCGCTCCCTCCTCTGCATCTAATTCAAAACCTTTTGGTACGGACTTGGAATACGCCGGAAAAATGTACCACGGAAGGAAAATGGGTATGTAATTATTTAAGTCCTGAGTCTTATGCCAATCGTTGTAAGCCTGGTCGTAAATATCGTAAAAAGCGCCGCCTACGCCATTAGCGGTACTCTCTATGGCTATGATAGTCTCAGGGTCGTCGGGGACCTCCTGACTCGCACCACCGAATTGTTCCTTGGCCTTTTGCCAAAATGCAAACTCGGTGCAATGAAGGTAATGGTTAAGACCGCCGCGACCTAAAACGTCCTTGCCCGCGGTTTGCATTAAAAATGAAGAATAATGAGGCTCTTTGTAAACTATTTCGTTGCGACCGGAATATTTGGTCTCCAAGGCAATGTCAAGAGGTATCTTTTCCTGAAATAAGTTCGACATCTTAAAAACTTTGTGAGTAGCATCGGAATCCACCGAACAAACGGTCGCAAAACGCATCGGATTACGATTCGTCTCCCAAAAGAACCGACCCGCTATATACGTGCTGACACCTTCACGACGTGCCTTCAAAATGATTACACGCATAGGCAAACCGGCCCTATGCTGTAACTCAAGGGTGTTGTGAACCTTTTGTTGGGCTATGTTTAAGTCCAAAAGCTGCATCTTGCCCTGCATATTGATTATGCTAAGGTTCATCGCAGACCAATTTGGAAAACTTAAAGCACCTGCTATTTGACGAATTGAATATGTTTCTGCCCCCATAAGAGGTATCTACAATTCCTTCATAAGTTTCTCCTTCTCAAAATGACATATTTCAGGGCTTGGATTCATTATAAATCCTTACACATTTCTTCTAATACTTCTTTTGCAAGTTTCTCTGCGCCTATCTGGGCTTCTATTCTACTATTAAAACCATCTTCACTCGCGAGTCGATTGCCTTTATAACTAACAGTAGCTTCGTAACTTATTTCATCTCCACCCCATTGAGTAGAACCCAACCTCCATTCGCCTATATAACAAATCGAACATTGAAAATGTGTCCACTTTTTTAATTCTTCTTCCGGCACCTGAGTTGCCATCCTTGACCATTGCCATTTGTATTTTAGTCGAGGGTCTAAGGATAATAAATCATCCCCTTTATGCCTTTCATAATTACTCATACTTCGTCCTTATCACTTACAGCCCTTTTGCGGCATTCCGGACTGCAATAACGGTTGCAAAACATGTCAACCGCCGTCCAAGGCTCACTCGGCTCCTCTGGCTCGTAGTCCTTGCCACATCCCTCACATTTAGCTGTATGTCCCGGATTATCAATTAATTCAAGTATGTGCCTGCGGTCTTTGCAATCTCGGCAAGGTTTATCTTCCGTGCAATATAACGTCGTACAATGACCTATCTCATTTAACATACACGATTGAACCGCTACTATAAGCTCATCCCTTACCTTAATTTCCTCTTCTAACCGCTTTATACACAATTCAATGCTCATTCTTCGTCATTCTTCTCGAAAATGCAATTATTGCTTGGAAAACATAGTACTATATATAGAGACTCCTTAAAGGGGTCGCGCCCCCCAGGCCCCCCGTCCCGGTCTTTGTCTGTGTCATATATAATGGTCATCCCCCGGCTTGCTTACTGAGTTGTGCTGGCCTTTGGGTAGTTCACTGGCTGGCTTGTAGTGCTTGCGCTCAAAGGCTGTGAGCTTGCCAGTGTACTCAAGGGCTGGCTTGCTGCTCAAGGTGTGTCCTTCTCTTGATGGGCTTACCTTAGTTGGTTGTTTCGAGGCACAGTCATAACAACATTCAAGCACGGCATGGTCAAGCTGCTTGCCGCAATACTTACAGCTCGGTAATACCCTGCTGGTAATACCTTGATTAGTAATACTCTCGGTAATACCTTTTGCCTTAAACTTGGCCTGTGCCTTCCTGTTGGCTTCTCTCTGCTTGTCCTTGTCCTTATACATCCACTACTCCCGTCCCGGCCTCTAATACCTTCTTATCCCGCTTGTCACCTTCTAATACAAGCATCTTGAGCTCCTTGATGTCGTACTTGCGTACGTCTGGGGCCTTCTGCTTGTTGTCTGCTTCAAATATACCTAAATGCTTGCCTAACTGCTCTAAGGCTGTTAACTTGCTACATAGCTTGAATTGTGTCGTTGTAAACTCTTTCTTTTCCCCTTCTTTTGTCGTATTTACCTTAATACTCTCAATGGCTGCAAGCTTATCAACATCAATGCCTTGAAAATCCTTTAAGGACATTTCACCTTCATTATTTATTGTTAAATAGTCTTTTATATTACTAAATCCTATCTTTCCTATTTCTTTTAGTACTTTTTCTGCTGTTAAATCAAGTTTATGAAACAGTTTATCTTTCGTTGTTTCAATTAGTTTTTTAATACCCGGTTTCTTTCTTAGTGAGAATTGGCATTTAGTAATATATCCCTCTTTATACCCTGCATCTCTCATGGCTTGTGACCATGAATAGCCTGTTTTAGCCTTAATAATACCCTTCATGCAGTAATTATGTACGGCTATTTCTTGCTTATCTGTTAGTGGTCTTTTTTTGCGCATTTTCTTATAATCTCAATCCAACCTTTTAAGATAAAATATAATCCTGTTATTATTGCTATTGCGTAGATTATTCTAATTATTTCCCACATTCAAGGCCAATCCTATTACATACCACAAGAGCTTAACACTTATTAAAACTGTTATCAAGCCTGCGATCCATTTTATCTTTTCTTTACTCATTTTACCTCTTTAATCACAAACCTATTTTATACTTTCTTATCTGTTGTTGTCAAGTGATATTTATTAAAGTTTCTTTGCTTGTAAGTCTTTATCTTATCTATGATTACAACAATCTCAATGTCACTTCCTATTTTTATTTGACTTTTAGGCCTAAATAGTCGATAATACTTTTATGATTACTCGGCTAAACAATCAAACTCAAACCTGCATTTATTCGCCCGCCTGCGCATTCAATTCTTTTAGCCGAGTAATTTGTTTGCGCGGCGGGCTTTATTTAGGAGCCTTAAAATGTACGATACAGACTACGAAAATGGCGTTTTAGTATGTAACATCCATCGAACACCTATCAGTAAAAAGCATGGACGATTTTTTTGCTTAAAGTGCCAGCGTAATGCAGATGCAAGAACAAAGAACCAGATTCTCCGTGATATGTGCGGCACATCAGCAGCAGCAGCGCGTCGGGATATGGGCATCTAAAGCTCACATTACTGCGCTGGTAACACAGCGCAGGCCTATGAGTTTAACCTATATTAACTTTTTAAGGAGCTGAAAATGGAAATCAGAATCAGGGCAACAAACCATCCCGACAATAGTATTGTCATCACGTCGCAACGTGGCGTATCAGGAAGTAACGGCTTTGCAACGCTCGAGCTTACCCCGGAAGGATTAACAGAAATTCAAGTGGAAGCTAAAGAATTGCTGGAAGCCACAAAAGCTATTGCGGCCCATGCTAAAACCCAATAGCCTAAAATACGCAGGGCAGGGCTTTACGGAGCTTTGCCTTATGTATTTTATTAACTTTTTAAGGAGCTTGAAAAAATGGGTAAGTATATGACATATTTCTGTTCGTTATCCTTACCAGATTTACGCAGGCGGCAACGAATCAATGCTATGCAGACTGTTATCGCATATCGTAACAAACAAACACGGGGACTAATTCGGCTACAACGCATATACTCACTATTAACCGCATCTATTATGAAAATGTACACTTAACCCCCTATTAACTTTTTAAGGATCCCAATTATGAGATATAAACCAGGCACAAAAGTATTTTGTTATATCGGCGACAAGCCAACCGAAGTACAAGCGACAATTTTAGACCATTCACATTACGCAGGGCTTGTCAATATGAACAGCAAGAGTTTAGTCAAATTCGATAAGCCCGTAAAACTCGGCGATTATCACGTTGAATCGACAACTCTTGTCAATAGCTTAATAAGTAAGGTTAAAATCAAAGTTTAACCCATATTAACTTTTTAAGGAGCTAAAAAATGAAAACTTACAATGGACACAGAAGCTGGAACGCTTGGAATGTATCACTTTGGATTGGCAACGATTATAACCTGTATCAATTCGCAATGAATTGTATCAGGCTATCCTGTCAAAATGCAGGCAAAGCCGCTCGGCGCTTTATGGATACTTACCAAGGCCAGAAAACACCAGACGGAGCAGTTTATAACCATTTATCGGTTAAGCTCTGTTTGCAGGGCTTTATCGAAGATTAAACTCCTCCAGCCCTGCACGGATCGCCGGTTCAACTCCGGCCCAGGGCTTTATGAAAACCCTATTTAAGGAGCTAAACAATGAGTTACACGAAAGGAAAGTGGGTAGTAATAGATAGCGGCGGTCGAGTTATGTTAAAGGCTGTCGGTGAACCACAAATCATTTGCACACTTGAAACGCGGCCACTAAAAATAACACCTGAAGTCGCGGATAATGCCCGCCTGATAGCTGCTGCACCTGATTTGTTGAGTCTGCTCAAGGATATGCAACACGAAGATACAGAGGACACAACAGAAAAAGGCGTTGTTCTTGATTTGTATTTCCAACGTAAAGTTGCTTCGGCTATTGAAAAAGCCGAATAATTTGAGTTAACCCTATTAACTTATAAAAGAGCTTCCTTGACTATAACACCTTGCTCAATAAACTGAATGCTATGAGAACAGCCTACACATACACCGCCAGTCGTTGCTCTCTTGCCATCTCGTAAATAACATGGTGTCATATTAGATTTGGCATATTTACAAGTTTTAGGTTTTGACTGTTCAAGGTGCTGGCCAGCGTCCTCTGCTTTATTTACCCTCATTTTTGGCTTGATAACGTGGCTGTTGGTGGGCTGTTCAAGAGCCTTAATAACAGCGGTCATTGGCAACGGTTGATAATCCATTCTTGTCCGGTTCATCGACCCTATGCCTCTAAATTTGAACCTATTAGTCATTTAACTTCTCAATTTCCTCATTCATTGCTTTTATTGTCATCTCGTATTGCAAACAATCGTTTTCCTTGAATTGACCGATGTTTACGCATTCTTTCCTTTCCTTGCACGTTTTGCAGTCTTTATTCATTCTTCTTTCGTGTTTTATTTATCGAGGGCAATCCAAACATATTTGTATATTTCCTAATAGCTCCACTTACAGACAAGCCATCTCGAATCATCAATAATTTAAGCCTCTCTAAGGGATTTAATTTTGTCTTTTTGCTCATTCTTTACATACCGACTAACAAACGGGGGAACTGTATTTTCGTCCGTTTGGTATTCAATTATTCTATGAGTCTATATTACTTTAGCAGGTGTAACAATCAAGCACGTTGTTTGTATGTTCCCCACTCGTGCCAGCCACAACGCCGGAGGTTAAAAATTGTACGTTGCTGTCGGGATGGCCTATTGTCATTATTAGCCTTGCAGGGTCTTTTTTAGCTCTTGATACCATAAGCTACGTCCTAAAAGCCACTATGTCGTAACGTTTGCGACTATTTATTATAAAAAAACAGGCGGTCAACCCGTTAAGACATAAGACTTTTAGGGGTCAACCGCCCAAATCGCCGAGGCAGGATTCGAACCTGCTTCATAATGGCACTCAACGCGTATTGTGCCTGCTGGAAACTCCTCTCCAGTCCACTCAGCGGAATTTATATCTTCAATCATATCTGCTATCACTTCCTTAATCCTGCAAATATGTTTAAGTTGGTGTTGCAAAAAGGATTCGATACCTAAATTTCCGAGCCTATTAAGCCTGGCGTCTTCTGTTAGACTATTGCAACATAATATTTAGTGCTGCCAGCAATAACAGCGATTCTCACGTGGCCTTACGCTAAATCCTCTTCTGTTACTGGTCGCGACTCCAGCAGCACCATAATCAGAGTCGGAGTATCAATCTAACTCTTATTACTTCACAAAGTAACATATTCCTAACTATTTGCAAGAAAAATCTTATGTCACCACCCCCAAAAAGTGAGATTACTAATTCTCTATCTCATAAAGACTTATATCAATATCAGCCTTGACAAGACACTCACTAAGGATTATTTTCTTGATGTTTATGCCGAAATAGACGATAATACTTTCATAATGATTACTCGACTAAACAATCAAAACTACAATCAATCGCCTGCCGGTGTTC